GACTGGCGCTTGAACGTCATGTCCTGCTCGTGCTCAGCGGCTCGCTGCTGCATCTCCATCGCGTGACGCTGCTGATCAGCCTGCTGCTGCGCGGCTTGCTGTTGCTGGGCCATCTGCATCTCCTGCTGTGCGCGGGCAGCGGCCACAGCCGGGTCTTCACCCTGACGGCTGGCAATCTCCTGCGCCCGAAGCTGCAACTCCTGCTGCTTAATGGCAAGCTCGCCCTGAACTTTCTGCGCCTTGGTCTGAGCGTCCTGCTGCTTGATCTGCAACTCGGCCTGCTGAAGCTGGATGAGCGGATCTTGCGCTTGCTGCTGAGCCTGTTGCTGCTGAGCCATCGCCTGCGCCTGCTGAGTAAGCTGGACTGCGGCTTGTGCCACCAGACGCGACAACTGCACTTCAACGTCCTCAGGCAGTGACTCGTTGGGCGGAGGCAGTTGAACGCCAAGCTGCTCTTCGATCTGCATCCGGTACTGGAACGCAAGGTGCTCGTTGATGTGCGCCATGACTGCGGCCTGCATCTGCTGAGCCATCGGCGACTGCCCAACCATCTGAGCGATGCTGGGGTTCTGGATGAACATCATGTGCGCAGCGATGTGCGCGTTGTGGTCTTGGTACAGGAACGCCTTCGTCGGCTTGCCGTTGAGGAACGCCATGTTCTCCGACACTGGGTCTTTAGGAGTCATGTCGTCATCAAGAGGCACGAGCTTGTCAGCGTTCTTGATGCCCAACACCTCAAGCATCTGGCGGTGCAACTGCGGCAGGTCGTAGATCTGCGGAGCGCCTTGGGCCAACTGGATCGCAGCTTGGTACTGCATGATCCGCTGGGCCATCGTGCTGCTGTTGGGGTCCGACACGGGGATGACCTCCACCATGTCGTAGTCGCCCTGCTTGGCCTTGCGCGAGCCCTCAACCGGCTCGTAGTCGTAGTCGGTCGGCGTGTAGTCGCGGATGATGCCCTTGAGGAGCTTGAACTCCTGCTTCATGGCGTAGTGCACGCGAGCCTGCACCGCGCTCATGAGTTTGAGTTGTCTTTCGAGAAGTGCGAGGGTGGTGCCTACAGGTGCTTGAGCAGACATGTCCGAGACTTTCATCTCGGAGATCGAACCCAGTCGGCGACCCTCTTCCGTGATCTGGTTCAGCAGCGCCAGCAGCGTCTGGCTCGGCTCCTTGTACGGCAGCGGCATGATGTTGTCACGCACTGCCCCGCTGGGCACGTCTACGTCGCGGAACTCACCCGGAGCAATCGGGGTGTCGTCACCCTTGATACGAAGGCCGCGAGCCTTCAGGCCACCGGGAAGATTACTGAGAGTACCGGCATCAACCAACTGCCGGATGATAGAAGTGCCAGCACGAGCGTATCCACCAATAATGTGGATAAGACCCATACCGTAAGCACCAAAGCCCGGAATGTACGTGTACTGTACGAAGTGCTGGCGTTTGAGCTTCTTCTCGTCGTCAGGGTTCCAGTTGCGGCGGATCGCAAGGACATTGTTGGTCCCCTTCTCGATAGTGATGATGTACGGCAGTGCGATGCCATCGTCATCCTTGATAGGGTCGCTGTCAATGACCCGATCTACGTTGATCTCGTAGATTTGGTAGCGGTCGTCGTCGGTCAGGCTGTAGCCCTGCTCCTCGGCTTTCTTCTTCTCCACATCCGTATGGATGTTGATGGGGTCGCCCAAGTCGATGTCGCGGTAGAACCCTTCAACCTGCAACTTCCTCAGGTCGTTCTTGGTCTTGCGCATGATGTGCGTCACGCGCTCAGCGTTGAGGATGCTCGACGCCCCGTACGGCATGATGATCTCTTCGGCGGGGACGAACATCGCCACCTGCCGCCCCAAGCCGGGGTCGAAGTAGACCTTCTTGAACGCAGCACCTGCCAGACCAAGCGAGTACAGCATGCGCTCGTGCTCCGGGCGATACTCAGGCATCACCTCGGTAAGCTGGTAGTTCATGTCGTCGCGGACACGCTCGGCAGCTTCTTCCTTGAGTTTGGTGATGGCACCAACGATCTCGGTCTTGACCGGACCCGCAGCGGGGAACGTCTCGATGATGGTGTCCGACTGGAAGCGCACAGCCGCTTCGGTCAAGATAGTGGAGTACACGCCACACGCGCCGTTCCACGGCTCGGTGCGCTCCTCATACTTCATGCCCAAGACCTCAAGGCCCTTGACGAACGTATCGACCCAGTCCTTGCGACTGGCGATGTCGCCCTCCACGTCACCCATCAGGTCAGAGGCAAGGGACTGCAACTCGTTCTCGTCAAGGAACTCAGCGAGGTTTGCGTCGAAGTCGTCGGCTCCGGAGGTATCTGTTTCCGGAGTCAGTTCAATCTCCACCCCGCCCATGCCAATAGTCAGGCTCTCGGGATTCTCGATTTCAATCTCGATTGCAGGCTCGTCAGTAAGAAGCGTCGGGTCAATCTGAGACAGAACGCTGTCGATATTAGTAGCCATGATGCATCCTTAATAAAACCCACCGCCACGGCGGCGGAAAAACTTGGGCTCGTCCGGCTGATCTGAAGGCAGTCGAAGGAACCCGCCTTGTCTGAAGCGCATCAGGGCCAATGTGGTCGCGTCAACCAAGTCGTCGTTCTCTCCAGAAGGGAACGCAGCAATCTCGTCAACCAACTCCTCGGCCCAGCGCGTACGCGGTACCCATACCTTTCCCGAGGCGATTATGTCGCTGACGGAGTTCAAACGGGCGATCTTGTCTTGGCCTTTTGACGGCGTGTATTCCTGTACTGGAATACCCATCGAGCGGAGTTCGTAGATAAGTGGAGCGCCGGTAGCCTTCTTTTCGATGAGCATCCCATCGGGCTCCCACTCGTTGTATTCCCGCAGCACATCGCGCTTCAAGTCCACCCACTCCACCCGCTTTTTATAGGTGTTGAGCAGGATAATGTTGGGCTGGTCGTGGTCCTCGGGGTTCTTAAAGATGCCCCAAGTAGTGCCTGCGGAGTAGTCAGCACGCTGGTGTTTCTCGAACGCCGTGTCCCACGTCTGGAGGATGTAGTCGCACGCAGGCGGGTCTTCGCTGTCCCACCATTTCCACCAGTCGCGCTTGACGATGGCCGATTCGTTGCCAACGGGGTTCTGCTGGTACTGTGCCTGCCACTTGGCGTTGGGCAGTTCTTCTTGGAGTGCAGAGAGTTCTTCCAGTGACCAGAACTCCGGCCACAGCGGGTTGCCCGAGGGCATGATGGCTGGGAACTCAATGACCTCCCACTCCTCACCGCCGCGCTGAGCGCTGGCTTTTATCACCTGCCCGGTGAGGTCGCGCATGGCCCAACGGGTCATCACGATGACAATAGCTCCCCCCGGCTGGAGACGCTGCCGTGGGCCTGAGGTGTACCACTCGTAGACCTTATCGTATATCTCAGGCGACGTGGCTGCAAGTGCAGCCTCCTGTTCGGAGTGCGGGTCGTCGATGATGAGCAGGTCGGCACCCTTACCGGTCACCGCACCGCCCACACCGATAGCGAAGTAGTCGCCACCCTTGCTGGTGTTCCACCGTCCGGCTGCTTTGCTGTCGGCTTGGAGGTTCAGATCCGGAAAGGTGCTCTTGTAGACCTCGGAATCGACCAAGTTTCGGACTTTGCGACCGAAACCCACAGCTAGCTCTGCCGTGTGTGAGGTTTGGATTACTTTCTTATGGGGAAACTTGCCCAAGAACCAAGCGGGGAGTAGGTACGACGCGAATTCTGACTTGGTATGGCGTGGCGGCATGTTGATGATCAGCCGCTTTAGCTCCCCACGGGCTACTCGCTCGAAAGCAGCAGCCATGATCTTGTGGTGACGGCCTGAAATGAAGGTCGGCCACACCTTTTCCACGAACTTGATGAACTTCTCTTGCGAAAGCTCGCGCTGTTTGAGCTTTTCCAGCTTAATTAGCTGCGCTTCGAGCACCCGGAGGTCCGTCTCCGACAGTTTGTCGATGATCTTGGGCAGGTCTTTGAGAGAGACCGTATCAAGAGCCTCCATCTAGCCCCTCATCCGTCAATTCTTTATGCACATCGACCTCGACCTGT